AGTACACTCTATTTACCTATCTAACATTGATGGCACAAGCTCAGTAAATGTTGATATTGAGGTGTCTACAGATGGGGCTGGCTCTGGTAGCTTCTTCTATGTAGGTAAGACGATTCCAGTACCAGCGGATTCTACGCTAGTCCTTGATAAACCAATTAACTTGAGGAATGCAAACGCCGCAAGTGCCGGAGACTTGATACGATGTACTGCATCAGCCGATGGTGACTTGAATGGATTTTGCAGTGTGCTGGAGATAACGTAATGAGTTACATGGGCAAAGTAAGACCTACGGTTGCTCTAACGTCTAGCGACATAGAAGACAATGCGGTCACAAGTAGCAAGATCATAGCGGATGCTGTTACTACCGCGAAGATCAACGATGGAGATGTCACCACTGCAAAGATGGCGACTGATCCGACTAATGCTTCAAACCTGTCTAGTGGGTCTGTTCCTACTGCTCAGTTAGGAAATGTGGATACAGCCTCCATACTTAATGATATAGGAACTCTAGCACTTCATTCTGCCGTGCAGAACAATCAATCAGCTTATAATTTATCAAATGCTTTTGTGGATCAGTTTGAAGATTCAACCGGTGTTGATGTATTAACTAATGTTGTTAGAGATACAAGTGGGGAGTATATGGCAAGTATTGGCACCGCCACTCAATCATCTGTTCTCACCACTAACAATACTGGTTATTTACAAGCCACAGCGCAAACTCTCATGTCAGATGAGCATACCAACTGGACGGCAGAGGGTTGGGTATATTGTTCAAATGCTACCCAAACTTATCAAATGATGATAGGTCAAACTAGCGACTTTTACGGTGCCGCATTAGCTATAGCTGGCAGTATTGCCAGCAAACCAAGGCAGTGGTTTGGTAATGGATCATCGTGGCAGTGGGATAGTATGGATTTAACCTGGGCCGCAATCGGATACACCATTAACACTTGGATTCATTGGGCGACAGTGAAACAGGGATCGGCATGGAAAATCTATTTCGGTGGTACTGAACGCGCTTCTACCGCAAGTATCACTGTTACTGGTGACTCGAACAACACACAACTTTTTGGCACAAACCAAGGACTCTCCGGCAGATTGGATGGACATATGACAGGCATACGCCTCTCAGATGTTGCTAGGTATACGACTGCCTTCACTCCAACCACAACAGCGTTCACATCAGACTCTGATACTTTACTGTTAATCAACTCAAACACAACAAATGGAAGTACAACATTTACGGATTCAAGTTCAAATGGCTTCACTGTTTCTGCTAGTGGGAGTGGCATGGAGAATTCTACGGACGTAACATCTCCATTGACAGCAAGTGCAGTAAATGCCGCAGGAAATTATACGTCTACCACTGAAACCGCATCTGGAACAGTTAGCAAAATGGGTATCGTTGTTCTTTATAAAAACGCTTCGGGAACGGCTACATTAGATACTGATTTAGTTGCCCAAGTATCAGCTAATGGCGGAACAAACTATACATCGGCTCCACTGACTGCGGCTGGAACCTTTTCAACTGGTATCAACATTGCTGTGGCAAATGATATAACAATCAGTAATACAGGTACTACGCCAAAGTACAAGATTAGCTTTGCGAATCAATCTGATGGGTCGAAGGTAACTCAAGTTCACGGCGTTGCACTTCTCTACTAGGATAATAATATGGCATTAACAAAAGTAACAAGCGGAGTAAGAACACTAGGCACTGGTGAGGTTACTGCTGCTAATTTAGCCTCTGGTGTAGTAGATACTACTGGATTAGAGGACGATGTAGCACTACTTGGTTTTAAGGTTGCCTCTAACGGCTCTCTCGCCAAGTACAACCTTGTTGACCAAACAGTCGATGACTTTCAGGATACGTCAGGTGTAGATGCTTCTGCTTCTACTAATGAATCCAGAAATTCTTCTGGTAAATATTATTCAGGTACGGAAACTCCTGTAGCATCAGGAGGCACAATCACAACGGATGGTGATTATACTGTTCATAAATTTACCGCTTCTGGAACATATACAACTGACACCGCTCAAGATGTGGAATATCTTGTTGTAGCGGGTGGTGGGGCTGGTGGCGGCACAGGCACTGGCTCTGATCACATGGGGGGCGGCGGTGGCGCTGGAGGTTATAGGACTGCTACTGGATTTGCCACAACTGCAACGAGTTATTCTATTACAGTAGGAGACGGTGGTACTGCTGCTACTGATGCGTCCGGTAATGATGGTGCTGATTCTGTATTTTCTACCATAACATCATCCGGTGGTGGCGGAGGTGGTGGCCCAGCTATAGTTGGTACTGCCGGTGGTTCCGGTGGTGGCGGCTCATACGATAAAGCCGGTGGTGCTGGTAATACACCTTCAACCTCACCCGTACAGGGATACGCTGGTGGCTCATCAGGTGCTGGCGGTGCAACTGCTGGTGGCGGTGGCGCAAGTGAAGTAGGTGAGGGCGCGGTTTCCACCTCTGGCCCCTCTGGGGCAGGCGGTGATGGCGTAGCTAATGACATCGTACTAACTAGCACAGATGTCACTTATGGTGGCGGTGGTGGCGGTGGCAAATCTAATGATTATTCAGGCGGTGCTGGTGCTGGCGGTGCTGGTGGGGGCGGCGCTGGTGGGAAAGGGGCTGTCGGAAATGCTGGCACAGCAAATACTGGAGGTGCCGGTGGTGGTGCAGGTAATGATGCTGGCACTAATAAACTTGGTGGTGTTGGGGGTTCCGGTATTGTTGTAATTCGCCGCCCAACAACAGGTGGAGTGGTTAATATGACTCTAGTCTCAGCCACAACAGCAGCACAAGCCGCACCAACTAAGGGAGACATCGTACTTACCTATACCAACGGTGCTGGTACGACTACTTTAGATACTGATCTTACTGCGGAAATAAGCGCAGACGGTGGCAGTACATGGACAGCATTGGCTTTAGGTTCTGAAGGAAGCACTGGTTCACACAACATTGCTACATCCCATGATATAACAATCGGTAGCACTATAACAGCGCCCTACAATATGGCTTATCGGATAAAGACGCTTAACCAAAGCGCAAGTAAAACAACAAGAATACAAGCAGTCTCACTAGGATGGTCATAATATGAGCTATATAGGAAATCAACCGCCTGATATTGGCGCATACGATGTAGAGTCCTTTGATGGCGGAGGTACATCCTTCACGCTTAAAAGGTCTGCTACTGTATCGTCAGTTCTTTTATTCATAGATGGCGTCAGGCAAACTCCAACGGATGCGTATACTGTTAGTGGCGTAACCCTAACGACTACAGGAACAACCCCATCAGGAACAGACAATGTAACAGTCATGTTCATGGGTGACGTTGTAGATATTGGCGCACCTTCTGCTGATACTGTAAGCACTGCTACGATTCAGGATGATGCCGTAACCGCTGCTAAACTAGCTAACTCTATCAATACTGAAATCACTGCTAATACAGCCAAGGTAACCAATGCCACACATACTGGTGATGTAACAGGGGCTACAGCCCTTACCATTGCTACAGATGCAGTAGACATTGCAATGTTATCTGCAACAGGCACAGCAGATGCGACTACTTTCCTAAGAGGGGATAATGCTTGGGCTGCTGCTGGTGGTGGCAAAGTTTTACAGGCAGTAATGGGAACTTCTAATACCACTGTAGATCAAACAGCAGTAGCTTATATAGATACCGGATTAACAATAGATATTACTCCATCAGCTACAAGTAGTAAAATTTTAATCCTTGCTAATCATGGAACAATAGCTACAACAGGATCAACATCGTTTCATTTGAAGTTGTTAAGAGATGCTGTTGATATAAATGCTTGGGGTAGTGGTTGGTTAGCTTATTCCGGAACTACTTATATAGGTGTTGGTGGCACATTTACTTATATGGATAGCCCAAGTTCCACATCTGCTATAACATATAAAACACAACTTAAATGCGAAAGTGCTGCTGGCGGTAAAGTAGCGAAAGTTATGGCTGGCCCCACTGATGGTTCAATAATAGCACTGGAGATTGGCGCATGAGTATACCTATTGTAGATGCTATTTTAGCTATTAAATCAGATGCTCAAGTAGCCGTAAGAGGCGATGATGTAGATGGTATTGAGTGGATAGATGGGGAAACCCCTATTTCAAAGTCTGACATACTAGCCAAACAAACAGAATTACAGTCAGAATATGACGCACAAGAATATGCTAGGAACAGGCAAGCTGAATACCCATCAATAAACGACCTAATCGTAGCCCTATGGGAAAACGTAGTAGAGGAAAGAGCCTCTGCTGTGGTTAGCTTGGAGGCTGATAGACAGGCTGTTAAGACCAAGTATCCTAAACCCTAATGGCTCTTATCCCTATTGACAATGTAGGCGAAACAGGAATTGTCAAGGACATAAACCCTTGGCAACTACCTCCTAATGTCTGGTCAGATGGTAATAATGTAAGAGCAGAACATGGGGCTATAGTAAAGTCTCCAGGCTATGCAGAGGTCATGGCGACTTGTCCCGTTACTCCTTACCACATTGTACAACTTAAATATGGTACTGAGGCATATTGGGTAATAGCCAGCCTTGACTCAATACGGGTATATAAAACAAGTAATGATACTTGGTACGATATAACAAGAACAACAGATTCATCAACATATAGCGCTACAGCAGATGAGGGGTGGACATCCACTGTAATAGGTGGTGTTCTTGTGATGGCGAATGGATTTGACCAGCCCCAGTTTTGGGCATTAGCTGCTGGCATCCCGTCTACATCTACAGTAATGGCTAATCTAACTAACTGGGCGGCTGGTGCCGGTGCAACTCATTATCCAGTATCTGTTAGGGCGTTTCGATCCTTCTTGATTGCGCTTAATCTAACAGAGGCTGGAACCCCTATACCTCAAAAAGTAAAGTGGTCTACAGAGGCTGGGATACAGACTGTCCCATCATCATGGGATGAAACTAGCGCTGTGGTTGATGCTGGCGAGTACGAGTTAGCTGACACAAAGGGCGCTATATTAGACGGCCTTCCGCTTGGCGACACCTTTATGATCTACAAGGATGATTCCATCTATAGTATGAGCTATGTTGGAACTCCATTCATATTCTCTTTCAGACAACTATCCCCCTCGGTCGGCGCACTTGCAAAGAACTGCGTAGCTGAGTTTGATGGTGGTCATTTTATACTAGGTAATGGTGATGTCTATATAAACGATGGGCAAAGAGTAAAGTCTATCCTACCCCACAAGATAAGAGATTATATATTTGGGGTGATTGATGGTGCTAATTTTGAACGATCTTTCGTTGTTGCTGACTATGGTAACACAGAGATGTGGGCCTGTTTCCCAACTCCAGAAAGCGCGACTAATCAGTGCAATAAAGCAGTAGTTTGGAACTGGACTAATAATGCATTTACTATTCGTGATTTACCAGACTTGGCGCATATTGGATACGGTACAGTAGATGACCCAAATTCGTTTACAACGTGGGCGGCAGCTATACCTACATGGTCTAGTTCATTGGGAACTTGGACAGCAACATGGTCACAGTCTGAAAATGTATTAGTTATGGCGTCTCCCACAGATACAAAACTTTATAGAAATGCCTCTGGTAATAGGGAGGATGATACAGATATGACTTCGTTTATATCCAGAACCGGTATGGCTATGACTGCTCAACAACAGAACGATCAGTCTACAGTGAAGCGTATAAAAGCTATCTGGCCCAAGATGGAGGTTACTGGCTCTGGAAATACGGTTAATGTATATGTCGGGACTCAGAACTCTACAGAAGAGGCTGTCACTTGGTCATCCGCCGTTGCGTTTAATCCAGATACTCAGTCCAAGGTATCGGTAAGGAAAAGCGGAAAACTCTATGGTGTGAAGTTTGAGTCTACCGGAGACTTCAACTGGAGGCTGGATGGTTATGAGATAGAGCTAGATGATGCCGGAAGGCGAGGCTCTAGGATGTCCACATAATGGCTACTTATAAAGATAGAGTAGTAAAGTCTGTAACCCATTACCAGCCAGGTCCACTACCATTAGATAATGAAGACTTGGGTGTATATATTGTTGATGAGCTTAAAAGATTAGGAAACATACTTTTTAACCAAGCTACCTTCAGGCTTGAGAGAACTCACATACCTCCTGATAAACCCCGTGGTGGTGATGTAAGATATGCAGATGGTTCAAATTGGGATCCCGGTGGGACGGGAGAGGGCATCTATTTTTATAATGAAACTACTGCCGCATGGGTAAAGCTGTAATGTTTAGCCAAAGCAGAGTAAAGGAGTTTATTACATCGAGGATGGATACTATGGTGGGATTTGACCCGCCCCAAGCCAGGGCGGTTCTTGTGGAGATTGATGAGATAGAGCAAATCTGGCGCCACGTAAAGCCGCTTTTAGACAAGGCCACTCCGCACTCAGAGGGGGAGATGGAGGCGGAGGATTTTCTACCTTTGCTGCTGTCTGGCACCATGCAGTTATGGGTGGCTATTGAGAACAAAGAAATAATAGCCGCTATGGTGTCCCAGATTGTATCCTATCCGAGAAAGAGCGTGATGAGGATAA